TATAGACGGTAAGCCTTCACAGCCGCACGAATCTCGTCGGTGTTGAGCCAGCCATTCTCACGGAACTCTGAACGAAGGTCTCGCTTCTGTTCCTTGAACGGCTCCATCGCCTCTTCGATTGCATCAAGTGAGCGGATATATTCCTTCACGTAACGCTTCTTTTCTTCATATGTGTTTGCCACATTACCTCCTTTGGTATTACTAATATAACAAATATATGCGGGGGTGTCAAGTAGTTTCTATCCGAACTTGAACTTAATTTCTGCGCTGATTTTTAGGTCGGGAACGTGCAAGTGGTTCGCCATGTTGTGGCTCTCACACTCTTCCGCGTCCAAGAACCAGTCAGCGTGTCCCTTCTCATGCACAATGTCCAAAAAGTATTCTTCGTCGTGGCCACAGTTGGTTGCCATCATGCGGTATATCTTTTGGTTCAGTCTCTCGACTTCTTCTGCGTCTGCCTTGATCTCCTCAACCTTACCCCAACCCATAGAACTAACGTCATGAATCATCAAGGTTGCGTCCGGGTCCATGTATCTGTGCCCCTCCTCTCCAAAGCTGAACAACACCGCACCGCAGGACATTGCCTTTCCTTGTGCGATGGTTGCAACCTTAACCTTGGAATGCTTTATGTCAGATATCATCGACATTAAACTATACACCTGGCCACCATAACTATCTATGATGATTGGGATAATTGGTTGACCTGAGTTCTGTGCTCTTGCCATTTCATCGGAAAACGCCTTGGCGCTGCCCTCGTCAAACTTTCTTACACGAATTACCACAGGCAAGTCGTCTATAAGTTTAGGCTCCTTTAAGAGCGGACTAAAGTATCTAATTATATTCATTGTTTATCCTAGTAATTTGAATGTCTTTCCAATGGCGTAGGTCGAGAACCCCCATTGCTCATCGTATTTTAACCTAGCCATGTACGGTCGATTAAGAAATATGTTGTCTTTCTCGGGCTTAACGCCCCAGCACCTGATCTTGGCTGACTCATTGTTGCTATCGATTGTTTCCACGATCCAATAGAGCTTGCCGTTCTTTGTTTTCTTCGGTGTAATCTTGCGCGGAATAAACCAACACACTTGCAGTTCTGGATCGAACTCGGAGATGGGAGGAATAAATTTCTCTTGGAGGTGCTCCACCGTCGCATTATTAATGACCAAGTTGAGAGGGAAGACGCCAGTGAGTTCTGTTTTAAACTGTATGACTTCTTCCTCGGTAAAGTCTCCCTCTGGTCGGTAAAGCTCTACGTTCTCGTTAAACCTCTTCATGCTCTTCGGTCGCTCCACCACACACGCACTCCAAAAGTGCTTGCGTCCCGTGAAGCGATCATCTATCAGGTTATCCAGCGCTCCTGCGCGTGCCATGGCATCCAATGACTTCTTATTCAGCTTGCTATATGTAATCTCTTCGCGGAACAATAGGTCCTCTGCGCCTGTGAACGGGCGATGGTCTAGAATCTGTTCGATGGCTGCCATGCCCAGACCCTTGATGGATGTGAGCGGTTGAATGAGTGTCTTGCCATCCTCGCTGATCTCCCACACCACTCCCGACTTGTTGATATCAAGTGGCTCGATGTTGTATCCAAACTTCTTTGCGATGTTGATCGCTCTCTCCTTGCGGGTCTCGGGCTCCTTGTCGAGAAATGCTGCCATCCACTCTACGGGATAATATGTAAATAGCCACGCGCATTGATAAGATAGAAAACTATAGGAAACAGCATGAGACTTATTGAAGCCGTACCCTGAAAAGTATTCAAACTTGTCCCACAAATTCTGTGCGCTATCAAGCTCAATCCCCTTCTCTGCACAGCCCTCGATGAACTTGTCATGTATTGCCTCTTTTGCTTTGGCACCCTTGCCTGTTCCCTTCTTGGTAAGAAGTTTGCGGAGGAGGTTGCCCTCGTCAAGAGACAGATCCTTTCCGAGTGTGTGTGCGATAAGTGCGATCTGCTCTTGGAAAATCATGAAGCCAAACGTTTCTTCTGTGATCTCGCGCACATCATCTGTCAAGTATTCTATGCGGTGTGGGTGCTCCTTGGCCTCCATGAATTCATCGTGCACACCAGCCGACAATGGACCAGGGCGATAGATAGAAGTGATAGCCGAGATATCAATAAGGTTGTTTGGCTTCACTCTCTTGCAAAAGTTCTGTGCTCCTGTTTCTGTAAACTGAAAGATGCCCGCCCACTTGCCTTTATGAAACACGTTCTCATACACCTTCGCATCATCGATGTCAATCCTGTCTGGATGTAGGTTCTCGTCATAAAACTTTTTGACATCAGTATAGGTTGGCTCCTCTATTCCGTGGTGGCGACGGAGGATATGCTCAATGGCGCCCTCCATCATCTTCAAGGTCGAGAGGCCCAAGATATCGAACTTAATGAACCCCATCGGCTCCAAATGTCTGACGTTCTGTCCCTCCGACCACGGCGTCTGACGCACGCCACCGGAGTTAATTAACGGCATGTGGCTGTCCAAGTTTTCTGCTACCACCACGCCGCCGGCATGCCGCGAGCATGACCGTACCTGACCCACGAGTCCTTCAACGTGTGCCTTGACCTGTGGGTGCTTGTTAAGAAAATCTTGAAGAGAGGTAGAGTATTCCATCACCTCTTCCCACGTTGGGTTATAAACTCCGGCGCGGATACCATGCTTGCGCTTTGCTTCTGGTATCGCCTCGCGCATCATCACGCTCGTTACTACGTTCACCTCGTTGAATGGGATCTCGTACAGTTTTGAAATGTCCTTGATAAGCGAGCGAAGCTGCAGCGTGTTCCAATTTGAAATGGGCGCTACCACATCCTCTCCCCACATCTCCACCAGCTTCTCCTTGAGGAGCAAGCTGTCGCTCACGTCATAGTCAATGTCTGGATAGTCTGTCGCATCCGAACGCAGGAAGCGTGAGAATAGTAGGCCATACTTGATAGGATCAATCTGCGTAATGCCCAGGACGTATGCGACCAAAGAGCCAGCGGCTGAGCCTCTGCCTGGTCCCGACAACATCATGGTGCCGGACACGTCTGCGATTGCTTTCATAGTCAAGAAGTACTTTGAGAAACCCCTATCATCGATAACGTTTAGTTCGTGCTTAAGTCGGCTCATATACTCTGAGTTATAATGCACCCCCTTCTGCTTGAGTCCTTCAAACGCAAAGCCAACGAGTGCTGACGTCGCGGTGTGTCCCGCGGGAACAACAAAAGATGGCAGCCTGACCGTGTTGTCTGGTAGGAAGTCTTCGATTCTGTCGAAGGCGATGCGGTGTGTCTCTTCGATGCTCTCAAGAACAAGCTTGTCGTCATAATCATTCTCGGAGTTCTCCGTATACTTCTTGTATGCGTCCCACATTTCATCGCCGTTCTTGGGATAGAGTTCGTAGCCCACCTCCTCTACATCGACAGGCAGGTCGTTATCTTCTTCTGCCCAAGACGGTCGACCTTTGCCGAGCCATCCTAGGCGCATGTAAAGTTCGCGATCCTTCCAGGCGGTCTGGTTTGGATAGTGACTGTCTGCTGTGGAGATCAGCTTGACGTCGTACTCTTTCGCGACTTGAATGATGTGCTGGTTCAGCGCGTGCTGCTCTGGCACACTGTTCCACTGGAGTTCTGCATACCAGCGGTCACCAAAAATACTTTGCATGCGCTCCGTGGACTCACGCATGGCAGCCGCGACTGCTTCATCGCCTTCCTCTCGGTTCTCCCAATAGCACCCAGCATACACGCCGCCGAGACAGGCAGACGCAGCGATGATGCCCTCGTTATACTTTTCAAGCAGTGCGTAGTCAAGGCGCGGGTAGCGATAATAGTTCTCCGGCTTGTAGGACTCGGACACCAACTTGAACAGGTTGTTCAAACCCGTCTGGTTCTGTGCCAGCAGCACGAGGTGCCGGCGACGGCGCAGTAGGTCTTGTACTCGCTTGCTGTCGCCCTCGTCCTCCACTGTCGTGCCTGACTGCTCGTCCTTCTTGATGGCTCTCGCGCGCTTCTTGTCTTCCATCGCGCGGGTGTATTCTTCTCGCCACTCTTCCAGTGACGGCAGGAAGTATGCTTCACAACCAAAGATTGGCTTGAAGTCCTTGCCTTCCTCCTTCATCTTCCGGGCATGTAGCACTTGATAGGCCAGCCCATTCATATTACCGTGGTCTGTAAGCGCTAGCGCGTCCATCCCATTCTCATAAGCAAAATCCATATGGTCTTGCGGATACCCAATGGCATCAAAAATTGACCCCGCCACGCTGTGCGCGTGGAGTCCTATAAACTTGATCGCAGAATTTCTACGCTTCATCCTTACCCTCCATACACAATTTACCATGTTTGTACGGCCCTGTCAAGGGCTTATATGGTGTTTCTATGATATATTCTGATGCCAGGAAGTCGCGATAGCTAGCCCATGTTGAAATATCACGAAACCAATCGAGTTCTACTGTGGCTGCGTTGGACTCATCCACTTCTTCGAACACATCTTCAAAGGTAAAGTAACGCGCAGACCATCGTTCTGCTAACGGTAGTTTCTTTGAAGGAGCCAGTTCGTCCGGTTCTGGGCGCATGTATTCTCGCGTGGTCTTCTTGTTCACTGCTCTGCGGCACTTTTTAAAGTCCTCTCCGAACATGGTGAAAGGCAAGCACACATTATCCTTCACTATTTTACCCTCATGTGATAAAAAGAAGTTATTTTTAGTGCTGGAAATCTGTGGTCTGTGCTGTCGTAAACTATAAATATCATACATTGCCATGGGGAAAGAGATAAAGAACTTTTCTGGACACATCCACTTTGAAAGCTTGTAAGCCACAAACCAAGCCGAATACATGCCATACAAAGCTGACCACCCGTAAGAGTCGCGACGGTCGCGGTCCTTTGGATGTACGGGAACGTAGTAAATAGGAATATCTTTTCGTACTTCTGCAGGGTAGCCCCCAAAGGTCCTATTATAGTGGACAGGATCGTATACCCACTCTCCTATCACCTTCTTGACTATGGGCGCCAGGTCATCGTTTGCGACGACCCAGATGGTTTGGCAACCAGCCATAGCGCATTCGAACACTGACTTCTGAATAGCCGTGAACCCTACGTTGATGGGCATTAGGACAGACGGGGTGGCCAACTCAAAATCAGTTTTCAAATTAGCCACCGGTATGATGCCGGCCAAGTGAATGTGAGCACTCACAAGTTCCTCAAAAATCTATCGTATGCCAGTGCAGCCTGCGGTAAAGCCTGGAGTAAATCTTCTTCTTTAACTCTTGGCGTTTTGATGCCGTCCTCCTCAATCCATGACGAACTACGTTCTTTGTATTTCGTACGATAGATATGAGATGTTCTGAATTTATAATATCTTGGTCTACCAGTCGGTGAATATCCATTGAATTTTCCTTTCATTCCTCTTTTTTCCATTTCGGAAACTGTTTTAAATCGAGCCATTGTCTCTGAGTAGTCAAAGTTAGTTAAGCTTTCTTCATCAAGTCGCGACACTATGCAGGCGTCTTTTACTTTCGTCTTGCCATCGATTCGATCAGACGAATAAAACCAGATCTGACTTACAAAGTCATCTCCTGTCTCTATCAGATCGATGTCGTGCTTGCCTCCTCGATTAAATGCTACCCAATCATAACACACATATGACTCGTTTGCAAGCTCTTTTGTTCTGATACCTGTACAGTTGTTGTCCCCAAAATAATAACATTCTTTAAACGCGATCTCTGCGATCTTTGAGTACTCGTTGGAGCAAACGAAACTATTGCTCGAACGACGTAAGTGATGACACAGGGTGCTTAGCGGCACGTTGCCCCTTAACGAGAGCAAGAACAAAAGACGCTCCCACAACAATTCTTTCTGCACGCCAACGACCCTATCCTCTCCAAAAGTCGTCAAATTTTTCTGCGAATTTTTCAGCTTAAGTGCCGATAAATCCAAAAACGGATCAAAATAATCAAACCGAAACGGCCTTCTTATCTCCGAAAAGAAAATCGGCAGCTCGTTATTAAATGCAAACAAAACTGCCTTTAGGGAACTGCCAACTACTATTTTGTCGTACTCAAGAATCGTCTATCTCATCTAGTAATTTCTTTATATCCAAGTTCGCGCAGTCTATCTTATTTTTACTTACGTGGTAGTGACTGATATAGCCAGTGAAGTTTCCGTACGCAACATTTTGTTCGTAGGTGGTTGAAGTCTCGCCGTCTTCGTTGAGGGGCGCCTCGTATGGGATCCCCGTCGCCTCGTGGACAGCGGTCCAGAGCGCCTTCAGTGCTTCGATTTGTACAGGATAGAAGTCCAGAAACGGGCTTAGTTCGTTGCCGTGCACCTCTGCGTTTTCAACTACCGGTCTTTCTCCGTGGCCGCGGGCTACGTATGTGTCTTGGTATTTGAGATAGTAGGCATTCGTGATCTCAACCCCCACAGAGGGACGATTGGTGCGAGGGCTGCCGGCATGCCATGCTGCGTGCTGCATGTCTAACGTCTGATAGATGGTACCATCGTTGTCAATCATAAAGTGTACAGAGATTCCGCGCTTGTCTAAGACTCTTGCGCACGACTGCGATGACAGACACACGTCCCAATGGTTAACAAAGTATCGAATCTTGCGCTTGGGACGACCAGCATAACTGTAATAAGTTCCGGAGCGAGCCGCGAGGCCACCCTCCTCTGACCACAAAACTACTTTGTCCCACTTGATCGGGAAGTACTCCCCATTGTATGCAATGTAATTAGAATACTGTGGCTCTACAGGCTCAGGTTCCTCCACTTGTGCCTGTCGCTCGGTCCACAAACGCCTGAACGTCATGGGCCCACAAAGACCGTCTGCCGCCAGTTCGCGGAAGCGTTGCCACTTTTTAATAGCTCTCACCAACTTATCGTCAAAATACTTTTCACCGAACCAACTAGGATCCCAGCCCAGTTTGGCGCCTGATGCCTGATTATAAAAATTCTTGTCCATGTGGTAATTAGTTCTTTCTGAAGTATACTACAATATGCCCACTACGTAGTTCTCTAGTACCACCTGCACAGTTTCATCGCCAAGTTTGATATCCTCAACCATTGAGCGATCAACTATTATCTCGTGATCAATCCATAGCTTGTTTCTAAACTTAACATCTTCTGCCCAGCCTTTTATTTTGACAATAGCATAACGCTCTTCTGTTGGTTTAAAATCGTCGGGGAGGACGATTCCACTTTGAGGTTCGTTAGGTTTTTCCTTTATCACTTCTACTTGAATGTAGCGGTTAACCGGTGTAAATTTCATTCTTTCTCCTTAAATCAAACACGTATCGTTTGTACAAAACTTTTCGCCTTCGCCGCCGGCGGTATCTTTTATTCGCTGCAGCGGCGTTACGGACTTAATACGCTTTTCATATTCTTTCTGAGTAATCGCTTCATAGGGCGCTTGCTTATACCCCGTCGCCTCGTACCTCAAAAAGGAAACCGCCTTGAGACGCGTTTCATACATCTCTAAGGCGCTCTTTATTTGGTCTGCTTCCTCGGGTAAAAAGGTTACAGTCACCGACACAGAGTTATCAGCCCAATAATATTGATACTGCGCAGCGATTTCTAGCTGTTCCCACATACTAACGTCACGCTTGCTCTTTACAAAGTATGGCTCGTGGACCGGAAACTCCACAACCATTGTGTTGGGGGAGTACTCGTCCTCTTCCATTCGATAGCCGGCTTTATCCAACGAAGGCAGCATTTCAGAATCTTTTGAAAAACGAATTCTGCGAATGTAGTATTCATCTTCTGAGAAGTGGATGCCAGGCGTAGAACCATTCAAAAGAGATACAGTACCAGATGGCTTGATGGAAGTCATTCTGACTGAACGCGGGATGCAAAGCCAGTTTGAATACTCGTCATCTAGCTCTTTAATATAGTCGTATGCATCGTCACACCATTGATATAGTGTACGTCTTCCAAACTTATTGAACGCTTGCACTACCCCTGACTGTGACAGTCCAATACGCCGGTTCTTTAACATCTTTGCGTTTGTCTCTGGCCAGTGTGTGTTGGAGAGGGTGATGGTCTTGCCGTAAAGGTAGGCGATCTTGAGGGTTTTTAAGTAGTCCTCCAAGTCATCGTGCTTTGCAGGGAAGGTCTCTACCAGACAACAAAGTTCTGCGTCTTCAAGCTGCTGCTCCACGCAGGGGTTAAAGCCCATCACATGCAAGTCGTCGTCTCTTGGCCCGTCTTTAAATCTTCCGCGGGTGCGAGCGTTGTTTAGCCAGATGGTACCGGGCTCTCCGTTCTTCTGACATTGTTTGGCCGCCCAACTGTAGTCCATGCCAACCTCTGCCACCATGGAGTTGTTTGAGCCCCACCGGTGGTGATAAAGTTTTTCTTGATCATTCTTCATCTGCAGATAATGCATGTCCTTGTGGTTGCCCATAGCCAGTGCGGCTGATCGACGTACGTTCCCGGCCACAACGCAACGTCCGATCAGGTTTTCAACATCTACGATATCGACGGAGGTAATATCTTCTCCGATCTTTGTAGAAAATAAGTCAGTCAAGTTGTCGTGCAGTTCCTTTAATGGTTTAAAACCACTGGAGGTACCTCCGAACCCCTTGATGAGAGCCCCCTCGGGACGAATGGCTGTGTAATCAAGTTTGGGTACCCCCTTACCAAAAAAGAACCCGTCCAATAAAATATGTACAGAGTTCACCCACCCTTCTCGGGAGTCATCAATGATGTGTATGTCGTTCGTATATTCCGGCTCTTTAATCGTGATGCTTCCCTCGCCTTCGGTGTCGAAGCCAACGCCTACGCCAACCATCAGAGCATCCATCATCCACGCAAACAAATAACCGCCTTTGGTTCCCAGGTCGCGAGTGGAGCGGAAGGCACAATTAAAAAGACCCGCGGCGGTTCGCTCTTCAACGAACTTTGTTCCCATCATCCACAGGCCGCGGCCGGGGGGTGTCCACTTGAGAGTAAACAATCGATCATAAGCATCCTTTGCTGTGGCCTGGGCCTTGGCGTCGTTCCATTCCAGGCCGAGCATGATCACATGCTCCTTCTGCATGTTGAACATGCCCTCTACCACGCGTCGGCATGTCTGCCACCATTCTTCGGTGCCTTCAGCCCCTTCTTCAAACTCGTTAAGTCTCCGTGCGTAGGTGCGTTTAAACGTTACATATCCCAGGGGTCCCCATGGTACCGTCGCGTCCTTATATGGCTCGACAAATGTGTCTGATAACCTAAATCTACGAATGTTTTCTAATGTTCTCATGGTTTAACTCCCTTTTGTCTAAGTTTTTCATACTTCTCTTGCAGTAACTCTTTTTGCATCTTTGAATCTAATACTACCGGATTCATTGGGATTTGTGCAACAGCACTGGGCTTATTTACCACTTTAATCTTCACATTTGCTGGCTGCATAAAAATATCATACACATCCCCGTCCGGTCCATTTCTGTTCTTTGCAACAAACATCTTGCCAGTGTTGTTCTGCTTGTCTTTAATTGTGCGGGAGATGGAGAAGATGAAGTCTGCCACAAAACACTTGCTGAATGCTTCGGAGATCTGTTCCATAGTAATAACCTCTACGTTTAAACCCGACCTGTTTGTCTGGGATGCTGTCCACACGGGGCATTGAAATTCAGTAGAAAGGGCGCGAAGCTCTTCATAAATTGACTCCAACTCTGTTCTCTTCTCTTTTCTCACCGTCACGGGCTTGAGCAAGTCAGCGTAGTCAACTATTATCATGCCCGGGTGGATGCCTCTCTTGGCAAGTCTCTCCAAGTGCGAACGAATTGTGTTGGTGCTGGCAGACTTGGTGGGGTACTCTTTTATGATCAACTTCCCGTCCATGTCCTTAACCTGCTCATAAATATCATCTTTAAAAGATGACAGATCTGATATCGGATAACCAGTGAGGCAACTATCATAGCGACACGCTATCACGGTGTCCTGTAACTCAAGAGTATAGTGAACTACTGTCTTCTTTTCTCTCAGGGCTTGAGTGCCCAAGTGAACAAGCACCATACTCTTGCCGCTGCCTGTGCTGGCGATTACAACGCCCAGCTCGCTCTTGCCTAGGCCGCCACCAATGATCGCATCTATTTCGTTCCAACCGGTGGTGACGGGGTTACGGAACCTTGGCTTGAATCTCTCTTCAAAATCTGCCAGGTAGTCATAACCGAAATTACTATCAGAGCCCAGCTTTAATGCTTCGTTGATGACTTTTGAAATCTCGTCAAAGGAGCAACTTTGTAGAAGGTCTACTGACTTAAGCATGGCTTCCTTGAGGTTTTGTTTGCGACAAAAATCCAGCGATGCTTCTTTAATGTATTCCGAGTCTGTGATCTCTTTGGTGTGGATGCGTGCAAAGTACTCGCGTACTTGCTTCTGGGTTACCTCGTCTTCGGACTCCAGTTCAGTGCGAACAATCGCGATAAGTGCCTCAATAGACGGATGTTTACCGTACTTGGCTCTGAACTCCACGATCTTCTGCACGAACACGCGAAGGTATTCCAGTTCCAAGAAGTTAACATCTAACACCTCGGTTATTTGATCTGCAAATGGTCGATCCTCAAAGATTAACTGAACAAGTCCTTCTTGGAAGGCTTTCCCATACCTTCCAAAATTAACGCTGTGATCGAGCATATGAACCCTCTCTCCTGTGTAATAAGTATAGCATTTACCCTCCTAAAGTCAACAAACTTTATACTCAAATTGCATTTTATTTAGTGGCTGTGTCAACACTCTCTCTTGTAATTTTATTAAGGTGCGTACGCAAATCCTCCCAATTTAACTCGCCAAATCCATCCTGCCGCATCATCCTTAAAATCTCTGTCTTGTTGAACTCACACTCAAAATTTTCAATAGAATATCTGACTTGATCTTTACCCTGTACGGAAAGTTGTGGAGAAGACAACTGCATCATCTTGTAGTTCTTCTCGACAAGCGCACCGTTATCGGCCACGTTTGCATAGAACTTCAAATTGCTGTTGGCATTTTCACAATGCTCGACAACTTCGTCAATGGTATAAAACCTCTCCTCTGCCAAGAAGTCGAGTCGCTTCTTGACTGTCGCAAGGCCGGCGCCTTTGATGCCAGCCAGATTGTCTGACACGTCGCCCACGATGGCGCGAGCAAGAGCCATATTGATGGGATGCACCCCGTACTGCTCAACGATCCTTTTCTTGTTCAGCATTTCGCCAACGGTCGGCCGCCACAGCACAGTCTCACTATCGCACAACTGCATGAAATCCTTATCGTTTGAGACGATGATCTTCTGCCAGCCTTCATAATATTTCATCTGTGTTATGTAAGCAATAATGTCGTCTGCTTCCACTTCTTCAATCATGGACTGAATGATCGGCATATTGTTCAAGTACTGGATGATACGACCCTGTTGCCACATCTTGTTCTGTAGTTCTTCGTCGTCTGTAAGGTT